ATTTGGAGTAATCCGTTAGTTCCATCAAAGTCTATGGTAAGAGTATCCGTATCTTGTAAAGTTATTGAAGACCCGTAGTTATAATATCCAATTAACTCCTTATTTGTTGCTGTGTCGTTATAAATATAAATATACTGAAATGGTCCAGTTGTTCCACCAGAAGAAGTAAGTGTAATATCTGAAATTACTAACTTGTATGTTCCACTTGTTTGAGCGGACGAAGTCGTTGTTAGATTTCTTGTCGAAAGATTTGTATAAGAAACTTCTGTTAAGTCAGACAATTTCGTCCACGAAGAAGTATGTGCTGTGTTTGTTAAAGCAATTTTTAATTGGTCTGAACCAAGATTGTGTACTTTTTCTGCGACCGCTTCTACAAATGAGTTGATTTTATTAAATGTTGCCATATTATCTAAAGAAGTTATAGCCCATATTTGGCTGTCTTGCTCGTAATGAAATATGTTCGTCTTTATTTCTTAATGCGTAATCATCAAGTAATGCTTGTTCTTTTTGCTGGATTGCTGACATCAACTGATTTGCATTTTTTAATCCGTTTGCTACCGCATAATCATAGGCTATCCAATATGGGATAAGGTCGTGATAGAGGGCATTAAATCCTGGAAACTTTGTTGTATCACCGACAACAAAATAACTTGGTCCTCGCTTAAACCATATTTTAAGTGATGATGCCTGTGAATAGTTTGGTTTTGGATAGAGAAACACAGAACTTCCAAGTTTATCATAATACATTGGTGTTCCTGATGATTTTAGATAATCAGTTAAAGATTGGTTATATAAGTCATTTTGGTCAAATGGTTTTAACAATATCCAATTACCATCTGAATTTTTTAATTCTACTCGTGTAATAGATAAGTGTGATGTTGCAAATGAATAATCCTGTTGGTCAGCCACAAGAGCGGTGGTCGCAATGGGTAAATCAGTGTTATTAGTATCATCAAATTGCCACCGAGTATCTGCCTGAAGAATTAAAGACTCAACTCGCTCAAGGGCATTATTTGCTAAGACTACCATTGTCGCATCGGGTAACGATGTGCTGTTGGTATTGGTTAATAGATACGCTTTTGTTTTTATATCGGTATAAATCATTGGCATAATTATACCAACATGCATCAAAAAGAGTGCTTAAAATGTACACTAATAATTATAAAATGGCTATAAATATGGATATAATTGACTTATAAACACACACATATTGTTTTTTTATTAAAACAATGTATAGTATATGTGTTATCAAGTAATATATAAAACACATGAAAAAAATAATATCAGGGTTATTTTTAGGGATGATATTGTTTGCAACACAAGTGCATGCAGATGATACTGCATCACTTACTTTACAACAACAATATCAGCAGGCATTAACAACTTTAATTGGATTACTCCAAAAACAAGTTGATATTCTCATGGGTCAACTACAACAAATGCAAGTATCACAAAAAAACATTGAAACCAAGATTGATACGGTTGCTCAGACAGTAACCCCGACAAATTATGGTTCAGTCACAACTCCAGTTGTTCATACACCAAAAATATCACAACTTGACGTTTATATAGAAAAATCAGCAGATACGGTATCTTACCCACATGGGTTGTACATGCTATTTGTCAGTGCAAAAGACCAAGATGGAATAATGATGAAAGATGTAACGGTTCACTTTAATAACCCAGAAGATAATCTATTTAAACCAGCGCCAGGTGATTTTGATAGACAGGTCAGTGGTTCGTATGGTATAGAAAATCTCCCAGTCGCATCATTTCAGTATATACCATCAACATCAGGTGAAAAAACTATTACATTTACTGCTGGTGAGATAAGTACAAGTACCGTTATTACTGTTCAGTAAATAGTTTATCTAACATAACAGCCAATATCTCACCAATTTGGCTGTTTTTGTATTGCCAATTTTCTTTTATAAACTTATATGCATTCTCTCCAAGAGTTTGTCGTAGTTTTTTGTCTACAATAAGACTTTCAATCTTTTTTTCCCACTCATTTGATCTCGCAAGGAGTCCAGTAACACCATCTTCGATGGTATTTTTACCCTTAATTGGCATAAAATATGGGTAAACACGACTTGCAACAACAGGCATTTTGAACATCGAATACTCAAGCCACTTAATATGTGATTTACAACGAGTAAATGCCGTATCAACAAGTGGAGCAAGTGCAATATCCCATGCTTGTTGGCCAAGCCATGCAGGATAGTCGTAAAACACTGATTCGGCAGCACCAACTTCAATACGAAGTAACATGTCATCAGTAAAACCTTTGAAATAGACTGGTATTAAGTCCTTTTCAATTGAACCAAGCAGTTGAAAGTGCAAATTATCATACTTCTTCATCAAGTTTTTGATTGCTGGCATAATCATTTGCAGGTCATCTTGATGAGAATTTGAACCAGCATACCCAAGTGTAATAATTCCATCCTTCCACTCTGGTTTTACTTTTTGTTTCCAAAACTTTACATCATTCATATTGGGAATAACATAGATATCTTTATCTATTCCGTGCATCAGTTTGATATGAGCCTGTATTTTCTCTTTAAGGGGAAAGGTCGAGGTGGTAATTGCATGTGCAAATGAAAGAATTGTTGAAAGCATTGCCCGTTCACGTTTACCTGGACCAAATCTGTCGTACAATTTGTTTGTTTTTGGTATATCAAGGTAATTGTCATCAATATCAAACACTATTTTCTTCTCATGTTTCTGGGCGGCACAGTACATTGCGGTAAACACTCGCTCATCAGAGAAATAGTTAGTCCAAAAAACATCATACTTCTTAAATATATTGTCCCACTGTTCTTCTAATGTATCGCCAAAATTGTTCTTTATATCACCCATGAGGTCAACTGTATGACCTTTTATCTGCTCAGAAGGCATCTTGATGCGATAGTATCCCAAAGGACCATAGGTATTCAGTTTTTTACGCTGTGGTGTGTAACCAGAATCAGCAAAATGTGCAAGTATTTTTAGTTTTTTCATTTTGTGTGTGCAAAAATCTCTGCATCACCACTTTCCTTAATGGCGTGCGTTGGGTTAATTTCAATGAATAAATCGTTGATGATATTACATGGTAATCCCACAGTATTAAGAGAATACATAAAACTGATTTGGTCTCGGCATGAATAACGTGAATACTCGGCAAACCATGATTCGTTAAATTCTTGAACCTTATCTGTATGCCTACGAAATATAATTCCGCACTCTGCTAGCCCTATGTGTTTTGGAAAACCAATATCCTCGTATGCTTTAACCTGTTCAATAATAATTTCTGGGTCGTCCAGTCTCTTAACCGCGCACTTTGTTGCCTCATCATACAAACAATCACGTGTTGGGTGCTTATACACTGCAATATCATGGTCTTTTAAATGTTTTGCAATGAGTTCTTCTGGTGATTTGAGGAGTCGTATATTCCCATCAATCCAAATACTATATTCATTTGTAGTGAACAGGTGCGGTAAGAGTTTTGGTATACGAGAGTTCCTCCGTTCGTCTATGAAAAGTTTTTTATTTGGCTGTACTCTCCATGTTGGTGATAGATATGGAGTATCAAGAAAAGCCACAAAGTCCGCCTTTCCCTTGTTTTCCTTGTCTTCCAACAATGTATCTTTTCCTCCAGTAATTGATGTAAAAATTGAAATCATATAATTTTATTATCTTTCAAATACTGCAATCCCGCATCCTCATATTGAGTGTTCTGCCCATGTGTTCTCGATATGAAACCACGTTCCCCCTCAATACAATATGCCGATACACGATAGCATGGAGACATCATTGCTACTCGTAGATTGTGCTTTTTAATAATCTCATTCAATGGATACACAATGTTATTCCAATCATTTAACTCAAGCAAATCATCTGGGTTGTCTGTCTTCCCGATTCTATCAAGGGTAATCCATGACAGGTCAAATTTACCACCAAGCAATTTAAGCACCTTTGGCTTGAAAAACTCAAAAGAACCTCGTATGGAGCCGTATGGAGCCCCAGGAGAGTTAGTACAGATATCCCACTTCTTGAAATTAGGGTCTTCAATTGTATCTATAAATACACGGTTATTTAAAATAAGATTATCATCATGGGTAAATAGAAAAAGGTCGTAGTCTTTATAGTTATAATCATCAAGCCATTGGTTTGTACACCCCCAGTCCCCAACAGTATTTGGGTATTCTTTATACACCCACCCAAGATTTTTTATGACTTCCTTATTTGCTATCTCTTTATAGAGAACCTTATCAAGTGTTCCTCTCGTGTCATCTGGATATGACTGTACTTCATTTGCACCTTGTGCATGAATAGGGTCTCTATGAGACACACAAAAATAATGTGCTTGCCAGTTGTCGGGCATGCTTTGTTTGAGCATTGATTCATAAAAGTGAAGAGGATAGTGCCACCCACTGCAAACTACAGCAATATGTTTTATTTTATTGGTTTTAGACATACGTTCATTTGTATATTATTATTATCAATCACTTCTACAATAAATGGTTTGAACCCGTAGTGTCTGCCGTATTGTTCGTATCTCCTATGCCCAAATTGCATATAGGTAAATGACTGGTCTGTGAATCTGCGACAGTCAAGTGGGTCTTGCCATGCCGCTGGATTTGTCACGAGTGGGACACGAATATAAATACATCCGTTTGGCTTAGTAATTCTCCACAAATCGTTCATTACTTGTACAAATGTTTGTGGAAATAAAATCTGTGTCAATACATTGTTACATAACACCTCATCAAAGGTATTATCACGAAAAGGGATGCATTCTGTGATATCTGCCACAACATCAGGGTGAACATCTGGCGATATGTCTAAATTAGTATACCCATCTCTTTTATCGTTTCCACACCCGATGTTTAATTTCATAGTAGTATTTCAGTATGCAAGACTCTATTGGGATTGACCATATAGTGTCTTTTATCGTTAGTAACTAAGTGTACTAGTGTATCCTGCCATACCATCACAACCCCAACCAGTGTTAATTTTGTCCCATTGTCATAATGGATAACTTGCGTGTGTTCAGCACACTTTGGTTTATTTGGTAGTTTGAAGTTCATTGAATTTGTTTATCATCCCACACACATGTTTTACATCATTTTCGGTTACTTTTGGATTGATTGGAAGACACAGATATCGTGGTTCTAACCAATTCATATTTGGAAGATTTTGTCTTTTACCACCAAATACTTTGTAGATATCGTTTCGTAAATGGACAAGATTGTTTTCAATACCATACTCCGTAAGATACTGTGCGAGTTCATCTCTGTGTTCTGAAATAATAGTCACAAGCCAGTATGACCCTCCCGCAATCACGTCAATACCTTTCAATAACTTCTTATATAGTTCACCTAATTTCTTTCGGTGAGCAATAACTTTTGGTAAATCTGGTAGTGCAGCAAGTCCAAAGCAGGCATCAATATCAGTTGGTTGATATTTATACCCTGCCTCTTCAACATCAAAAGTCATCTCCCGCTTCTCCCATGCTTGGTAATTGTGCTTTTGTTTCAAAACCCTATCTATTCCAAACCATCTTAATTTCTTTGCTCTTTGATATGTTTTGCTATCGTTGAGAACAAGCATACCACCATCACATGTTGTGATATGTTTTATTGCTTGAAATGAGTAACAAATATAATCTCCTAATGTATGAGCGTGATGTTGAGCAGAGTCGGTTATTGTCGGTATGCCATGCTTCTTTGCTAGTCTATATATTGCAGGATTGGCTGGTATACCGCCCATGTTCACGACAACAATTGCTTTGGTCTTTTTCGTAATCTTTTTCTTTATATCTTCAATATCTGCATTGAAATTCGCATCTATATCGCAAAACACTATTTTTACCCCACGTCTTTTAAGCCCCATTTGACCAGCAGAACAATTAAATACAGGGACAATCACCTCGTCACCTTTCCTAAGTCCTATGAGGTGGTAGGCAAGTTCTAGTGCTGATGTACCAGAGTTTACAAACAGTGGATATTTATATTTTAATGCTTTACCAAATGCTTGTTCAAACTTGACAACTTTTGGACCTTCTCCAAGCCACCTCCCAGAAAGTGAATCTGCTATCTCCTTAAGGATTGCTTTCTTAGGAATATAAGGCCAAAATAGGGGAATTTTATTTTTCTGCATATAATTCTTTTAAACCATCAACCTTGGTAAGAAAGTCTTTTAATCTTTCTACTACTTCTTGCTTAGAATACATTGCTTGCATATATCCGTTAGGAAATATGTAGCGGTATGTCGGATCTGAAGTATCTTTTATTTCTTCTGGGATAGGTGGCAAATCATAATTCATACCCTCAAAGTAGATATTACATAAACCAACACTATTCCCATTATCCGCTCGTCTATTCATGTTCTGCACAATGGTAAAACGAGGGTCAATATCTTGTATCTCTTTTTCAAAATCAATATAGTTCATTATAGTTTTTCTACGGCTTCTAATGTTTCAATAAACGAGAGTAGCAAAAGAAACATCACAGAAGCAACGCTTTGTGTGTCTCTTTTTTCTACCTTTATCTTATTTCCATACGTCTTACCGTCTTTTTCAAAGGTATACCCAATAAAACCATTTCTTGCGAGTATGGAAACTTCTGTCCCCTTATAATCAAACTGAGAAATTTTATTCATAGATAGATTACTGCCTGAATGTCTTGGCTACACCGATTCAGGCGAATGTAGCCAAGAGCAATCTTACTTCTAATAATACCACACATTGTTTACAAAACAAATGTGGATAACAGATTAAGATACATCAAATCCTCCTGTCGCACCAGTCTTAAGGTTAATCAACCAGTTTGAGTTAAGAGTCTTAACTGCAAATGGCATCTTCCAGCCGACTGTTGAGAACATATCCAATGGGTTATCTGTCGAATTTGAACCTGGATTCTTCACATAGACCATAGGTGCATTGTGTGAACCAAGGTTGACAATTGCGTATGCGTGAGCACCAAAGATGAAGTTTGAGTACACGTTTGCAATGTTTGTAGCAGATGTTGAGAAACCTCCAGTCAATGCGTAGTGCTGGTTGTTTGTCTCAACAAATTCTACTCCGTGCAATTTACCGACAACTCCTCGCTCAATAGCGTCTGAAGTTGTGTATCGGTGTGCATCAAGCCACTCTGAGTTACCCATCAAATCCATTGCTGTATCAGGACCAATGATACCTCGGTAGAGACCTCCAGGGAATCGCTGTGCCTTGTTTTTCTTCAAGTTCTTTACAGTGATTCGAACTTCGAGACCTGTCAAAGTATCTGTAGTGTGAATTGTTGTGATTGCAGTTGCTGATGGAGCACCAGTTGCTGTTGAGGCAATCTGATTTGTCGCACCTGTAACCAATTCAGCACGGATAAGTTGGTCAATAGATTCACCTGCGTTCTGACCATGTACTGAAACATGCTCTGTAAGGCCTGTTTCAATTGCTGTCATTGAGTAGAGTGAACCGACCTGTGTGTAGTTACCGTAATCCGCAAGAGTAGTTGACACGTTTGTTGCTGTCATATCTACTGCTGTAGGGTTTGCTGCTTCTGACAAAGCGGTGGTAACGATTGCAAGCGGTGTAAATCGAGTAAAGACGATTGACTTACCTGAGTTCAATGGGATGTTCTTAACATCTGCACCGAAATCATGTCGAAGTTCAATCTTTGCTCGCTCTAGGAACACTCGGTCGTACCACAACTGCATTGTCGCTGTAAGTCCTGGGTTTGAACCCTGGGCCGCGGTTGTTGTTGACATGTTTTATAATCTACAACCCGCCAACTAATAAACTAATAATGTTAATAAATTAGGCGTGAGGTAGGATTTTCTCTAATTCCTTGGTATCCATATTTTTCAACATCTCTGGTGTATATTTTCGTTCTACATCTGATAGTTGAGATGACGAGTTGGAAGTTCCATTGGCTGCCATTTCGGCTGCTCTTTGTTGCTTCCGTGCTTCTATTCCAAGGGTAATTGGGTTATCTTTGTCTTCAAGGATTTTGCGCCCACCATTACTGATGATAACGTCAATTTCCTTTTCATCATAACCCTCACGATAGAGTTTAAAAGCATCGTCTCTAAGGATATCAATCGGCTTTAGAGAAGGATTAGTAATAATTTCTTTCTGTGGCTGTTTCTTTGTTACATCATAAGCAATTGCTTTGCGCTGTAACTTAGTAAACTCTGCCTTACTAAGAGTCACTTGGTCAGTTGACTCTGTTGTCTGTTCTTCCTGCTCTACGACAACCTCTTGAGCATTTTCGTTTTCATTTTCCATAAACGATAATGTTATACGTTCAGGCAGGAACGATACTGTTTGTATAAACTCGTTTTTGGTAAGGTACGATAACCAAATAATTAAACTTTAAATGTTCCGTTCAAGATTGATGTAATCGCATTGATGACATTTGTCTGCTGTGTCGAAGTCAACAGGTTTCTATTTCCTCGATACCAGTTTATGACTAACTGTACTAACTCCTCACCTTTATCATTAGATGATGCTGTCATGTACGGGTTTTGTGAATCTCGTTGTGGCATATTATTGACCAACATAACCCGTAGGTTTGCCAGATGTATTATCGGTTAAATACTCTTCTGATACAGGTACATTTTCGTATTGTGGACCAACGGCAATCTTTGTAAACTCTGTTGGTTTGATTGCACCAGTGTCACCCCTCTTATCAACCATGACAATCCTTCCATTGGTCTGATTAGGGTCACCGCCAGCAACAATAACTTCTGGTATAACTGTCTCGTTATTCTCGCTCAAATTTGATGTTATTTTTTCTGTCATATGTTTTATTAAATTGATGCCTCATCATACTCACCAGATTCCTTTGGCATCTGTGAGGTAGACTGGCTCACATTTGGATATTTATACTTTGCTGATAAGTTTGCACTACTTGCGGTTGTGTCCAGTGTATTTGCATCAGAGTTCTTAGTATCTGCTGTTTTTGTACTAATGATTGTTGTACCTGATGGTGCAAATTGTGCTGTGCCAACCTGATACATTTCCTCGGGATCGTTTAAATCCTTTGAGGTAATATAATTGACACCACCGCCAGTCCTTATTGGACTATCATATCCTCCTACAAATGATTTCTTATTTTCCATTTCTCCTACTGTATTTTCCATATTATTATTTTTTAGCTCTTAATTTTTTAAGAATGGCACCTGCTACTCTTTTACCTGCTTCTTTTGACCCATATTTTTTCCCTACTTTTTGGGCTATTTTGCTGAAGTTTTTACCTTTTTTGCCTATATCTTTGCCTTTCACGGCTTGTTTTGCACTATATGATTTCATTTGAATTGATTAGTTTTTTGATAATTTTTTGTATTTCCTACGAACCCACTTGCCTCTAAGAACTTACACATTTGTTCATAGAGCATTGTTCGACCTATTAACTCCGCCTTTATATGTTCCGCTGGTTGAGTTAAGTCTACATCTTTCATCTCAATCAAAGGATTAACATAATCCATAATCAACTGTTCCACATTTTTCCAATCTGGGTCAACAAAAAACTTTTCTCTTATTACTTTTAAGTCAATCATACGGTTTGTTGTTGGTTAGGTGGAATAATTTGAGTCGTTGGTTGCTGTGATATTTGTTTTTGTATCTGTCCTTGTTTTTGCGATGCCAACTCTAATTCTGCTGATGATATACCTATTGCATCCGCCTGTTTTCCAATAAAGAGGGCGTATACTGGGTCTTGCATCTTTTGTGGGTCATATTCTGCAATCAATGCTTGTATATTCTGTGCCAATTTACTTGGGTCTGCTTGTTCATTGGTAATGATGAAATCAAACTCAAACTCTGCATCTTGGTAGAAGTTCTCTTTGATCTTTAAATAACGTGACTCGCCAAGTTTTCTATATTCTCCCTTTGCTTTTTCAATGAGTGCCTGTTGGTCTTCAAGCGCCATAAATGTACCAGAGAGCAACATTTTCTTTACATAATCGTTTGCATATACCTCCGCTGCCGCTTCATCAAGTTTATCTAATTCCTGCGCAGAGCCAGTAAATCGCATAATATGTTCTGGTGTCAGGTCTTTCATTAACTGTGGCATGACCAAATCATTAAAGAAATCCTGCAGAAATAACCCAAGATTCTCTTTCTTAAATGCGTATACTGTTGTTCCTTGTGAAACAGCAATCTGTGTTTGCCCAAGTGTCGCTTGTGTATCTACATCTCCGCGGATTGCTTCATACGCAAATGATAATGAATCAACTTGCGCTTGATATGATGATTCTTCATCTTTAAATGCTGGTAGATTTCTCTCCTCATTTGCGACTGGAGTAACTCCATCACTTCCATCCTTCTTCACCATATAATCTCCACTTTGTAGGTCGGTGTAGATGTTTTTAACCATTGATTGTGGCCCTTGAAAGATGTGCATTGAACTAATCTCCATTGAGACTCGTTTTTGGTTCTTTAACTCGTTGATACGAGTCTGCACATCGAATAACATCTCAACAATACCCATACCGAGCCATCGTCCTTTTACTTTCATGTAATGGAAATCTTTGAACGGCCATTCTTTACGCCATAATGACTTAAAGAGTATAACTCCCGCCTCACCAGTTACCTTACTTGTGTCTTTGTTTTTATAAAGCAAATCAGCACCTGCAACAATGAAGAGAGAACGAACTAATTTATCACCTTCTTTTGTTCCAGGTTGTAGTTTATCATCCACCCACCATTGTGGCACCTCACCATATCGTTTGTGAACCTTTATGTATGGCGATGACTTCATTAAGTTGATATTTCCTTGTCTATCTTCATATGTAGACTGTGCATTTGGGTCTGAAAATCTTTCAATCGCTTCATCTACGTTGTCCCAACCACTGTCTCGCAGTTCTGTTGGTGTCATGTAGTGAATTGTCGTTACAAATCGTGATTTTCCAATACTATCAACTGTTGGGTCTATAATTAAACGTCTTAAATCAACAACTTCTGCGCCATCTTTCGTCTTTTCGAGTACAACACTACCAAAACGAGGTGCTTCTTCGGCTATTTGATTGAGTACTTTGCCAAGTTTAGAAGTCTTTAACCATAATTTTAACTCTTTTTCTAGCAGAAACGTTGAAAACTGACTCTTTGGATTCATTGGCCAGAGTTTTATCTGTTTTGTATCAAGATTGAGCATACGCATAGCAACCTCACATGGTGGTATGACGACATTAAAGAACAATTTTTCTCGTCCAAGATATAAATCAGTATTTTCGTATTTAGAATTAAGGTATAAGTGGATTCGTTTTATCGTATAGTATTGATTAAATGAATACCCCTGAACAACTGAGATGTAATTATACATGAAATCAGTCTGTTCCTGTCGTATTTTTGAGAAGATGTTGTTTGGAGTAATACTTGTATTTGATGGAGGCATGACATAATTTTACCATTTATGTCAAATCTATGTCGTAATATGTACACATAAATAAAAAAAATCCTTATTTATAGCAGTATTCTTGGTTTCTGTGTTCCACTAAATCTCATACCACGTGTTAATTCATTGATAACTTCTTTCTCATATTTACCAAAATATGATGACACAACAATAAAACCACCAAGTTTCAATACATCTTGCGCCATTGAGTATAATTCAGTGCGGATAATCCACCGATTGATACAATTACGGCTTGGTCGTCTCCCTGTCTTGATATGTGTATATTCTCTTAATTCATTCACTGTATAATCCAGTAATTTATATCGTAACCATATCTCCAACCATAACTTATCATCAACACCAAATTCTTTAGCAAAACGCTTTGCTGGCTCTACAGTAAATAATTTTGATTTATTGAGGTGAATAATCATTTGAATCTATCCCCTGATTGACGGTTAATATATACCTGCTGTGCCATACCATAATCAATTCTCACTGGTTCACGAACTCCCCACACAGCAAGGGCGAGAGACATCACACGGTCATCGTGCATTCCTTCTGGTACAGTGACAGACAATCGTGTTCTTCCTGTTTCTTTACTGATAGTCATCCGATATTGAAATGCCTCTAATTCACTCAACAAGCCCTCATCATTAGGCAGTTTTATTTTATCTTGCTCTATTAACATCGCTAGGTTGTCTAAGAGATTTTTGCGGGAGGTTTCTGTGAAGACAAAGCCTTTACCGTCTTCACCGTAGATATTAAGTCCACGGGCTTTGAGGTCTTCAACAACTGGGTTACCAACTCCCGTAGAGTCTGGGACAATGAGCGCGTTCCCGAATCTTCGTGCAGTTGCTTCAATACGAGCCTTCTGTAAATTCCAGTCAACTTGGTTAAAACGGTCTTGGGGATAGACAATGAAGTGGTTGAGATTAAAAGGCGTGAGTACTGTCCAGTCTTGGTATTTCGCAAGGTCAACACCTAATTGGAAGTCTCCTTCTTCTGGTAACGCTTTATTTTGGTCATATAAATTATTTCTTACCCTTCTAAAAAATGCACCAGCATCTTCTATGAAAGAACATTCATATTCCTGTCCATAGAGAGCCTGCGGTGTGTTACGTTTAATTTCTTCTAATTCTTCTTTTGTAAAAACGTTTGTATCTTGCACACCCAATACTTGTACAAACCATTCGTTCTGGTTTTCTCGTGCCATCTGGACTAACTTCCACGAGTGATTTTTTCCTTTCGGAGTAAAAATAAACGTAGCCGTACCATGGTTCTCTCGGAGTATCGGTTGTATAATTGCTGTCCAGATCTGTTCTGACATCTCAGAATACTCGTCAAATACTACATCTATCGGGTTAATCCCTCTATGTTTATCTATATCTTCACACCCAGCAAATCGTTGGATGCTCCCGTTTTTATAATATATCGCTAATTCTGAATCATTTATTTTATCTACTATCTCTAGAGGGACATGTTCTTTAACAAGAGAGTCCCAACATACTGCTTTTGCTTGTCTATATGTTGGAAGAAAGTAGTAATAAATACCCTTTTGTAATTGGGTACGCTGTATCTGTTGGTTTATCGCTGTCTTACTCTTTCCAGCACGTCTATGAAGGACTGATATTTTAAACCTCTGTGGTGCTTTCAGGAAGTCCAACTGATAATCCCTCGGTTTGTACTGATGTGGAATTGTTATTGTCCTCACTATATGTTATTAAATTAAATTGTATTTTTTCTCCACCACTTGTCATATCAGTATCTTGTTTAGGATTTCCTTCTGCCATACGCCAAATCATATCAAAACCAACCTTTTTTGAAAATTCATCCTTTTCTTCTTCTGACATAGACATAAATTTTTCTCTCCAATACTCTTTTAGAGTTTGCCCTTTTGGTCTACCTGCTGGATTTGGTGGTGGTGTTCCTTTTGCAAAAGTCCCATCACTATTCCTTTTTACTTCCAATTTATTAGGTTCTTCCATATTTAATATTATACCACAATATGTTCTGTACCAGCAAGTCTCTGATCAAGGATGTGTAATCTTCTCATTAACTTCCTCATGGTGACTTGGAGTGATTGATGCTCACGTTTCCAGTTTTTTATCCTGTTTTCTCTTCGGAGTTTTTTCTTTGGTTCAGTGTATGTATATACTCTTGCTTTTCTTCTTGCTTGCTTACAAGTAAAGCAGACTGGACGTGGCGTTTTTCTGTCCCGTTCCATTGTCTTTTCGCAGTATGGGTGAGTGTGTTCATAGATGCAGTGGAGTATCATATTCGTAATGTTTTATATTCCTCTAAAAGACGTGTATAAAAGTCAGATGCTTTGACTGTGATGTTTCTGTCTTTTTCAAGTTTGTCCATATATGCTTTGCCCTCTTCTTTGAGCATTCGTTTATATGCTTCTGCTCCGCAACCTCCAAGATTTATATTGCACCGATAGCATTGGTAGCGAAGCACTCGTATATCATATTTGAGATATGCACCAAGTGATGCTTTTGCCCACGGGACGTGTCCCAATTGCCTGTTTGCTCCTTGAAGATTTTTTGCTCCGCATGTATAACAGTCAACTCCACCTCGTCCATTTCCAAACTGTTCTGCAACGATACGCCGACATTCTTGCCATAGTTCTTTTTGGATTTTTGTGATTGAACTTTTGCTCACTTTACGTAACTGTGTACGTTTCATTGTTTAATTATACATCAAAAAACAACATATTGCTATGTTGTCTGTGGATAAGCGGGCTTTTTTTGTAGTGAGCGTTGGAATATA